CATTGGCAACAGCGCCACTGCGGTGCCGTTCCTGTCGCTCGCCGGCCGCGCGTACATCTCGGCGTACAGCAACACTGACCAGACCGGCAGCGTGTCGGCCGCCACGGCGGTGAAGATTGAGAACACAGACTTTAGCGCGGGCATCAGCATCGCCAACGACGGCAGCGGCAATCCAACGCGCATCACCTTTGCGGCGGCTGGCACCTACGCGCTTGCGCCGAGCATTCAGTTCAAAAACACGGACACCAACGATCATGACGCGACGTTCTGGTTCCGCCTGAACGGCACCAACATTGCCAACTCTGCCAGCGTTGTAAATATCCCCAAGGCCGCCGATGGCGGCGCAATGTTTGCCCAGATCGTCATCTATGCGCAAGTGACGGCGGCGCAGTACATCGAGATTATGTGGCTGCCCGAGAACGTGGCCGTCACGCTTGACTTCACTGCGGCGGGCGCAATTGCCCCGGCCATCCCGTCTGTCATCCTCGCCGCCGAGCGGATCGCCTGATGTCCGGCGGCTTTTCCTTCGACCTCGACGCAATGCGGGCGCGGGATGAGATCAACGACGCGCTGAGCGTCATGAAGACCGGCGCGCCGCCGATGCCACGGCTGCCGATGCCCCAGATGGGCATGCCGCAGCCGCAAATGCCGCCGATGCAACCGCAAATGGCTCAAATGCGGCCTCAAATGGCTCAGATGCAGCCGCAAATGGCTCAAATGGGCGCGCAAATGGGCCAGATGCGCCCTCAAATGCCGCAAATGGGCGCTCCGTTGGGGCAAATGGGCGCTATGCGGCCGCCGATGGCGCCTCAAATGGGCCCTCCGTTGCGTTTTAAGCGCGGTGGACACGTCAGTGGCGACGATTTCGCCGTCAAGCGCGACGAATACGCCTCCGGGGGCGGTGCGTGGACGCGCAAAGAGGGCAAAAACCCGGAAGGCGGCCTCAATGCCAAGGGCCGCGCCTCGCTGAAGGCACAGGGGCAGGACATCAAGCCGCCCGTGAGCGCAAAACAGGCTGCCAAGTCGCCCAAGTCGGCCGCGCGGCGCAAGAGCTTCTGCGCCCGGATGGGCGGCATGGAAGGCCCGATGAAGGACGAGAAGGGCCGCCCGACCCGCAAGGCGCTGGCGCTGCGCAAGTGGGACTGCAAGGCGCAGGGCGGCATGGTCGAGGGTTACGCCGAGGGCGGCGAGTCGCGCGTCAACGAGGCAGGCAACTACACCAAGCCGGGGATGCGCAAATCGCTGTTCAACTCGATCAAGGCGGGCGGCAAGGGCGGCGCACCGGGGCAGTGGTCGGCGCGCAAGGCACAGATGCTGGCGCGTGAGTACAAGGCCAAGGGCGGTGGCTACCGTGATTAAGAAGCCGCAGCAGAGCCTCAAGGCGTGGACGAAGCAGGACTGGCGCACCAAGTCCGGCAAGCCCTCGACGCAAGGCCCTGACGCGACTGGCGAGCGGTATCTGCCGGCCAAAGCCATCAAGTCGCTGTCGGTCAAGGAATACGCCGCGACCACCCGCGCAAAACGAAAGGCGACTGCCGCTGGCAAACAGTTCGCCAAGCAACCCAAGAAGGTTGCGGAAAAGACCGCCAGTTTTCGTGTGAAGGGATAAGGCAATGGACGGCTTCAAAGACAGCACCAAGATGAAGTACATGGGCGGCGGCATGGTCGGCGGCTACGCCAAGGGCGGCATGGCCAAGGGCGAGGCCAAAATCGGCAAAGTCATGGGCGAGTTCAAGAAGGGCGAGCTGCACAGCGGCTCGAAGGAAGGCCCGAAGGTCAAGAGCCCGAAGCAGGCTATCGCCATTGCCATGAGCGAGGCGCGCAAGGCCGGCATGAAGGCCCCGATGAAGAAGGGCAGCGGCGGCGATGTGAAGATGCCCTCCCCCGCCGAGAGCGCAGCCAGCGGCAACCGCATGGCCGAAATGGAGGCCAAGGAAGAGCGCTTCATGGCTCGCCGCGCCCCGGGCGTGGGCTCCAAGACTGAGCGCGAGATGCGCGAGATGAAGAAGCGCGTGCCGGCCACGAGCCGCGAGCCGATGCTGCCGCCGGTTGGCGAGAGCGTGAAGAGCGGCAACCGCATGTCGGCGCAGGAAGGCGCTGAGATGCGCGGTATGATGCGTCGCAAGATGGGCGGCCTCGCCGCCATGCCAAAGAAAGGCTGCTGATATGGCTACTCCGCTGCCGCCCCTTCCGGGCGAAACCCCTGAGCAGCGTCGAGCGCGACTGAGCGCGGCGGATGCGGTTCAGGCGCGCATTGACGCTCAAAAACGAGCGGAATTGGAGGCGCAGGCAGAGGCTCGGCGCAAAGAGATGCAGGCGCGGATAGATAATATGCTGCGTTCCGCTTACGTGCTGCCGCCGCTGCCGCAGTTGCCTGCGCCGATGCCGGAGATGGCGGCGCCGGTGCTGCCGCAGCGGCCGGCGCCTATGATCGGTAACGGCCCGCTGCGCCCAACTCAGGCGCAAATCGATGCATATTACGCCACTGGGCGGGTAGGTGTTTGGGACTCCGTGAGAGGCGTATTTATAACTTCGCCCTACGATAGGGCGCCACCGCTGCCACCGCTGCCACCGCCGACGCCGATCCCAACGTACTACGATCCGGTGCCGCCGGTAATGCCGCCGGTAATGCCGCCGGTAGATATAGTAGAAAATATAAGGCTGCCGACGCCGCCGACGATGGTGCAGCCGCCGATGCCAACGCCGGCGCCGATGGTGATTGAGCCGCCTGTGCGGGTGGTGCAGCCGAAAACCACATCTTACGTTCCCGCCCATTCACCCCTGAAGCCACCCCCGAATCCCGGAGAAATAGGGTATTTGCAGCCGCCGACGCCGGTCGATCCGGGCTTTGTAATTGGGCCAAGGGAGCCGACCGGGCCGATCCCAACGTACTACGATCCGGTGCCGCCGGTGGAGCAGCCAACGCCGCCGCCGATGCAGCCGCCGACGCAGGTCGATCCGGGCTTTGTAATGGATATCCCAATGTTCCGGGGGCCGATGCAGCCGCCGGAGCCCTACACGCCGCCGATGGCTGAACCATACACGCCGCCGAGCATGCAATTCAGTGTCGACATGCCGCGCATGGATTACGCCCGGGATCTGTACGGCGTTATTCCCGACAATATGTCGATGCTCAAAAGGGGCGGCCTCGCCGTGAAGCCCAAGAAGGGCAAGTGCTAAGACGGGAGGCGTCTGGCTTGTCGCCGGACGCCCCCTCCTGTATAGTTGCCGCGCCAGAGATGCCTGCTCTCGCTAGTAGGCTGCTGAATGAACCCAGCGAGCGGGATTGATGGCTTACAGCAACACAGTATCGCAGACGGTGTTCGACACCCGGAAGGTCATGGAAAACGCCTTCCGGCGCTGCCGTGTGCGCCCGGAGATGATCACGGCCGAGTACGTCAGCGTTGCCAACGACCAGCTGTATCTGCTGCTGTCGGATCTCGCCAACATGGGCGCACCGCTCTGGTGCATCGAGAAGCAGATCCTGCCGCTGTACGACGGCGAGGGCTACATCACGCTCAACACCAAGGTTGTCGACATCCTCAACAGCAACCTGCGCCAGCTGCAGACGGTGACCGGCACCAACACGACCACGGCCACCACGCGCACGATCGACTTCGGCGGCGCCACGTTCGTCACAACTGTTGGCGTGAAGTGGTCTGCTGCGGCGGTGCCGATCGCCCTCGAGCGCTCAGTTGACGGCATTGTCTGGACGACGATCCAGACCGAAACGCCGATCGCAGTAGCCGGGGAGTGGACTTGGTACGATCTCGAAAGCAGCGTTGCCACGCCGTATTTCCGCGTGCGGGCCACCAGCGGCAATCTAAACTTCCTCGAGATCTACACCGGCAACACGCCGACCGAAATCCCGTTGGCGCGCATGAACCGCGACGACTACACGAACCTGCCCAACAAGAGCTTCCAATCGAACCGGCCGCTGCAGTTTTGGTACGACCGCTTGATCCCAAATCCCGTGATGCGGCTCTGGCCTGTGCCAAACAGTGGCGCGATTACGTCGCAAATCGTCCTGTGGGTGCAGCGCTACATCATGGACGTTGGGACGATGACCCAGCAAGTTGAAGTGCCGCAGCGGTGGTATGAGGCGATCGTCGCCATGCTGGCGTCTAAGCTGGCGCTTGAGATTGCCGAAGTCGAAACGTCGCTGATCCCGTTGCTCGACCAGAAGGCCAATGTCGCGCTGTACACGGCGCAGGCCGAGGAGCGCGACAACAGCCCGATGATGATGGCGCCCAACATCGCCGTCTACACGAGGTAACGCGATGCCGGTCTTCCTCGACACTCGCGGTAAGAGCACACTGGCGATCGGCATCTGCGGCCGCTGCTCGCGCAAGTTCTCCATGACCGAGTTGGCGCCGGATCCGAACTATCCGGGCTTGCTCGTGTGCGATGTCGATCGCGACAACTACGATCCGTATCGCCTGCCCGCGCGCCAACCCGAGAAGATTTCCCTGCTGTTCGCACGCCCCGACACGCCCATCGGCACAAACCCTGCTGGCCTCATTGCTGAAAACGGCGATCAGTTCCTGATCAACGAGGGCAACGATGAGTATCTGGAGCCGTAAATGACCACTGTACCCAGCAACCTCATCCCCACAACCATTACGCAGCTGCCTGAGTACAGCGGCGCAAGCACGGCTGGATATCTGCCCTATGTCCTCGGTGGCGTCACCTACAAGGTCCAGTTCAGCAACATCGCGGCTGTGGGCGCGGTGCCGTCGAGCCGGACGATCACTGGCGGAAGCGGCCTCACTGGTGGCGGCGATCTGTCTGCTGACCGCGTCATATCTATTGCTGCTGGCGGTGTTGGCTTTAGCCAGCTTGCTGACAGTGGTGTCGTCGCGGGCACCTACGGCGATGCGGCGAATATCCCGGTTCTAGACATCGACGCCAAGGGGCGCGTCACTATCGCCAGCACCACGCCGATCAACCTCGGCGGCTACGTCCCGACCTCGCGCTCGATCATCGCCGGCAACGGCCTGAGCGGCGGCGGTACGCTGGCGGCCGATCGCACCATCTCGCTGTCCCTCACGGCCGCCATACCGTTGGCGGGCGGCGTGGCTGTGGCGGGGGTGAGCACATTTGCCGCGCGCGACGATCACGTCCACCCGGCAGTAGATCTCTCGGATACCACGGAAACCACAGGCGTGCTCCCCTTGGCCCGTGGTGGCACCGGCAGCAGTCTAAGCCCTGTTGCCGGTGCCCTACTCTACAGCGACGGCTCGAACGTCAACATGTCCAATCCGGGCAGCGCCAATCAGGTGCCGTTCTCGGACGGCAGCGCGGCACCCGTCTGGCGCACAATCACGGGCGGCACGACGGGCCTGAACTTCGGCCTCTCGTCCGCCAACTGGGTGCTCTCCGGCACGCTCGCCATCAACAGCGGCGGCACAGGCGCGACGACCGTCACCACGGCGCGCGTCAACTTGCTGCCGAGCTACACCGGCAATGCCGGCAAGGTGCTGGCCCTGAACGCAGGCGCGACTGACCTTGAGTGGCTGTCGGTCTCGGGCGCGGGCACCGTGACCAGCGTGAACGTGTCGGGCGGCACGACCGGCCTGACGACGAGCGGCGGTCCGATCACGAGCGCGGGCACGATTACGTTCGCCGGCACTCTCAACGCGACCAACGGCGGCACGGGCATCACGGGCTACACGGTCGGCGAAATCCTCTTTGCCAACACGACGACGACCCTCGACAAGCTGCCGGTTGGCTCCAACGGCTTCCTGCTGGCGTCCAACGGCACTGCGCCGGCCTACGTCAACCCATCGACTGTCACGGTCGGCACGGCCACGTCCGCCACGAGCGCGGTGACCGCGACGAACATCGCGGGCGGCACTGCGGGCGCGATCCCCTACCAGACGGGCGCAGGCGCGACGACGTTCTTGGGGGCTGGCACTGGCGTACTGGTCAACAGCGGCGGCAACCCCAGCTACAGCCTGACGCCGTCGCTGACGCAGGTGACGGTGGCCG